GGGGGCGGCGGCCTTGGTGGGGGTGGCGGCCATGGTGAAGCCGGAGGTCAGGGCGAAGACTGCGGCCAGGCTCAGGGGGATCAGCTTGTTCATATTCCAGTTCCTCATTCGGGTTGATGACATGGAGTGTTTCTCCATGACGTCATCCTAGGGCCGTTCCGCTGGCGGTTCAGTGAGTGGCTGGTGACGGTTTGTATCCAAATGTACAGGTAGCGTCAGGCAGAAGCGGGCGCCGACCGCGCTGGGCAGCAGCTGGACTTCACCGCCGTGGTGGCGGGCTATGCTGCGCACGATGGCGAGGCCGAGGCCAGCGCCGCCGGTGCGGCGATCCCGGCTTTGATCCAGGCGCACGAAGGGTTCGAAGATCTGGGATGCCAGCGCCGGATCTATGCCGGGGCCGTCATCGACCACCTCCAGCAGATAGTGATCCTGTTGCTGGCTCATGGCGAGGGTCACCCGGCTGGTGGCGTGGCGCAGGGCGTTGCCGATGAGGTTCTCCAGCGCCCGGTCCAGCAGGCGGGGATCGCCGTGCCAGAGCAGGGGATGGGCGGGACGACTGAATTCGAGCCGGGTTTGTGGCCGCAGCGCTTGCCAGTCCGGGAGGCGGCTGCCGGCCCAGCTGGTCAGCTCCAGTTCGCTGTATTGCAGCGGCAGCTCGGGGCGATCCAGCCTGGCGTAGGTGAGCATCTCCTCGATGAGGGCGTCCAGTGCCCCCAGATCGCGTTCCAGCCCCTGTTGTTCCGCTGCCGATGGTTGCGGATCCAGCATGGCGAGCCGGTAGCGCAGCCTGACCAGCGGGGTGCGCAGCTCGTGGGCGATGGCATCGGTCAGCTGTTTGCGAGTGGCCAGCATGGCTTGCAGCTGTTCCGTCATCTGATCGAAGGTGCGACCCACCCGGCCCAGGCTGCTGCCGGCGGGCAGGCCGGTGCGGCTGGAGAGATCCCCGTCACCAACCCGGCGGGCGGTTTGTTCGAGCCGTTGCAGACCACGCCAGTGCGGGCGCAGCCAGAGCAGTAGGGGCAGACCGAGGGAGAGACCGATGGCCAGCAGTAGCCCCACATCGACCCAGTGCAGCTCGTGCAGATAGGAGAGATAGGGCACGGGGCCGACGATCAGCACCTGATCGGTGCCCGGGATGCGCTGCAGGAAGGTGTCATCCTCCTCGACGATGACTATGTTGCCCGCCTCGAGAAAGGCCTGATCCTCCTTGGCCAGCGGCTGGTTGGCGAGGGCGCCGATCTGCAGCGGCAGGGTGAGCTGGCGGCTCTGCTCCCCCATGCGCGCGGGCCAGTGCTCAGGCGGCAATCGCGCCAGTTCGCCGGTGAGCAGGCCGAGGGAGCCTTGCATCATCCGCTCCAGATAGCGGTCGCCCGCCCGCTCGGCGCTGATCTGATAGACAAAGCCGACCAGCAGTATGGCCAGGGTGAAACAGCCGATCAGCAGCAGGTAGAACTGGATAAACAGACGGCGCATTGGGTGTGCTCTCCCGTGGTCAGTGGCGGATGGCCCTATGATTCCCAGGCGTGGGGCACCAGCAGATAGCCCTTCTGGCGCACCGTCTTGATGCGAGTCGGGTTGTTGCTGTCATCTCCCAGCTTGCGGCGCAGGCGGGAGATGGCCACATCCATGCTGCGGTCCTGACCGTCGTAGTCGCGGCCACGCAGGTTGCGAAACAGCGCCTCCCGTCCCAGGATCTGGCCCGCATGGCAGGCCAGCTCCCACAAGAGGTCGAAGTCAGCGGTGGAGAGGGGGATGCTGTCGCCATCGAGGCGCACATCCCGACCCGGCCCGTCGATCTGCAGGCGACCGAACTGCAAGCGCTGGGGCGGCGTACTGGCCACGGCTGCTTGCGGTGCCTGTCCCTGCTGGCGAAACTGGACCCGCAGCCGGGCCAGCAGCACAGGGGGCGGCGTTGTCTTGAGGATGTAGTCGTTGGCTCCCAGCTCCAGACTCAGGATCTGGTTCATGTCGCTGTCGAGGGAGGTGAGCATGACGATGGGGCCCTGGAAGCGTGGCCGCAGATCCCGGCACAGGGAGAGACCATCTTGCCCTGGCAGCATGATGTCGAGCAGCACCAGTGTAGCGCCGCGAGCGTTTTGATCACGAGGGGCTACTGTTTTGAGCACTGACGTTCGTGATCAAAACAGTAGCGTAAGAGCGAGTTAGGGGGCGTGTTACTGCTGGAGTGTCAGGAACCAGACGTTACCGGAGCTTGAGTCAACCTGGCTCGCTAAAGCCTGGACACGGCCTAAGTCAACCAGGAGCTTACCAGTTGGGATCTTCATGACGGTCTCACCGCGCTGAAACGAAAATGCGGTCATGGCACCAGGTGTAACAACTCCATCATCTATGCGCCGGAATCGGATAGAGAACGATGTAGGGGTTACGGCAAATACAGATACGTTTACAGCCGTCGTGTCTGTGTAACTGATGGAAGAAACAGCATCATTGCCAAATGTAGTCGGGTGAGTAACCGTTAAAGTCTGGGTTGGCTGGTCCCACGAAAAAGACACATCAGCTGGCACCCAGGGGGTTTTGGTTATCGTAAATACACCTCCAGGTGCTGTGATCAACCCTTTTGCAGAAGCAGCCAGAAAAAGCTTCGTCGCTACACCAAGGCCACCGCGAACATAGTGAGGCCTAAGCGGCTCTAAACTAAGTCCCTTCGTTGTGTGAGAGATAACTGGTAAAAAATTACTCTTAGAAGGAGGGTGCCCCAAGGTGACTTCACCAGTTGTTGCGACAGAAACAGAAAAACGCCCCGGGGAGAGGTATCTCTGATTTACTTCAACAGTCTGGTTGTCCAAATCAACGACATAGTTGCAGGGCACCCCGATTGATATATTGGTCGTACCACCACCGCCAGAACAACCAAGCGTGACTCCATCCAGCGCAAAGGTTTCATCCGTGACAGCCAAGGCAGATCCAACAGCACCGACCTCATGAGAAACCTGAAGGTCTGCTCCACCATTTGTCAGCGAAACCCCAGAAAAATTAACAGGAACATGAGAGCTGTTTTCAATAGCTGCCCAGTCCGGTGATAAAGCTGTATCCCGGCGCATAACAGCAGCGCACAAAAATCCTGGTGCTCCGGGGTTGCCAGAGATAAAGCCATTTCCTGCAAACATTTGAGATATTGCCTGTGCGAGCTGACCATCATCATTTTTGTCAGGGGTAATGCCAGCTGCTGCGAGTACATTGAGAAGCTCATTGGTGACCTGGTTGAACCAATCACCACCAGGAACAGTGGGAGGAACGCCCTCACCACCCTCAGTGAAATACTGACGAACTGCGGACGCAACCGGTCTGCGGGCAGGTTCAGTAGGTACACCACTACCACGGTCAGGCCAAAACATAGTTACACCTCATAGTTAAAGTCGTAGTAAAAACCAGCCAGTTTCAGGCGATTGAGCACGCATTCGAGCACCAGGGGTGCATTGCCCCGCAAAGGGGTCAGCACGTTGTCCAGCACGGTGAAGCGGTCTTCTGGCATGTCGAGCACGTCCACGCGCAGCACGAAGCGCGTAGAGGCGGGATAGAGTGGATAGTTGACGTCTCTGAGCACGTGGTGGGGCCACTGCTCATAGACCTTGACGGTGAAGCCCAGGTCGGCGGCGATCTGCTCAATCATCCAGGTCTGCAGGCCGCCTTTGCGGTGGTATTTCTCGACCACTGCGGCGCGGCGGCGTTCGAACGATTGCTCGGCTGCCTCGCACTCCGGCAGCGCCAGATAGGCTTCCCACTCTGGCAACAGCAGGTTGGTAGTCTCGGGTCGCATCTCCAGCAGCAGCTGGTCAGCACTGAGTTCCAGAGCGGCCAGGCGCTTGGCAAAGCCCATGACGTACTTCGGCAGGTCAGCATCGACGTCACGCGGCCATGCACGACCACGGGGCATCTGCTGCTGGAGTGATTCACCCCATTGCTCTACAGAGTGGGCCACGTGATCACCCCGATGACGTTCAATTCATCGATATCAGCCGGCACATCAGCAGCCAGATCAAGGGTGTAGTTTTTCACCCCGGCGGCGGTGCCAATGGCAGTACGGATTTTGGAAAGCAGCAGGGTGTCTCCCGGCTGCAGGGTGCGTTCGTAACCGTCCAGGTTGCGCTGGATAGCGGCGCGGATATCGGTACTGTCTGGCGTGGGAGTGATGGCTAGATCAGTGGTCTTGAGCAGCGGGCCGATAGGCACCGGCTCAATGCCAGCAGGGCGCCCAACCAACACGCCAGTCGCAGGGTCAGCATGAAGGAACAGATAATTCTGCATCATGAACTGGTCGATAGGCGTTGGCAGGATGTCAGGTCGGTCATCATAAACCCAGCCGATCCCGACCGTTCCGCCGCCTTGCCATACGTCATAGGCCCATGCGCGGGTCACGCCTGCCACCTCACGCATCCAGGTGACGTAATCGGCCACCGCGCCCCCCATTGGCGGGTTGCGCTTGCGGAACAGCAGACGCTCCAGCAGCTGGTTGATGGGCTCGATATCTGCGCCGCCGCTGATGTCTTCGCTGACGCAGTTGGATTGCAGCCCGGGAACTGGGGTTACCAGTGCCAGCGGTTGGCCTGCGGCAAGGTTGCCTGCTGTGCCTGCTTCTATAGCCTGCACCTGCACTGCTACAACGCCGCCTATCGGGCTGTTGCTGCTGGTGACGGTGTATTGACGACCGTCACTGTGCTGCAGAACCGTGCCGACAGGAACTGGCACGGTGCCGTTCAGGGTTGCGAGCCCAACAGCATAGGTCGCCTGTTTGCGGATCACCCCTTCAAACTGGGCCATTTCGATGATGGTCTGGTCATCCGACTCACTGGTCGGGATGATCTGACGGACGATCCACATCTGGTGATCGTAGAGGTCGCGCTGGCCAGCTGAAACGGCGGCATTGAGCGCCTGCTCGATGCCGAACTTTGGCAGCACAGTGCCAAGGCTTGATTCGATATCAAGCAGGCCGCTGGCGGTGATCTGGCGCAGGGTGGGGACGTTATAGGGCATTGGCTTGCGCCTCCCACCGCTTGTTGATGGTCATGGTGGTGTTGGTTCCGTCAGGGCGGGTGATGGCGATAGTGAGCTGCAGCAGCTGAAACTTGGGGATGGTGCCGGTCACCACGATATTGCTGGCGTAATCAGGCTTTAAATGGGCATCAAGGGCGGTTTGCGCATAGGTCACCGCCTTGTTGCGCACGTCGGTGGTTAGCTTGGAGCGATCGAGCAGCCAGAGCTTGCTGCCCCAAGGCTGCTCGGCAAAGGTATCGCCAATCCAGCCGCGCTTATCGCCGGTACCGTCTGGCAGCACGTCGGAGTCATCGGCGCGGGCGTCGGTGAACAGCACCTGCAGCACCAGGGTTTCGATGCCATCATCCTGACGCAAACCGGCCGAGGTGATTTCGATATCGCCCCGGCCGGTTTCGTTGTTCCAAATGATGGCTGTGGTCATCGCCCCTCACACGGGGACGGATGTCTGCCCCCCACCTGATTGATTGTGTTTATGGCCATTGAGCGATATGGCGCCGGTCTTCACATCCGTATCGGAGGTGATTTCACCAGTGACATGCAATGGGCCTTGAATCTCGTTATCAGGGGATATGATGGTGACTTTATCGTCGGCGGTGATACTGACGCTTTTCGCGCGGATTTCAGCTACGCCGTTCTTGCGAAGGATGATGATATGACCTTCAAGATGGTACATATAACTATCACCCTCTTCCAAGTCTTTAGGGCGAAACTCTTTGTGCTCAACAGCAATAGCTACCATCCCCGCACGGGCACCACCAAGCCCTAGCACGATGGCCTCTGACCCAACTGGCGGAACAGATCCATGGCCGTAGTTCTGGAAGCGCTCGACATCATCAGCACCCTCGTCGGCAAGCACCTTGAGTTGCAGGTTCTGGCGCTGCAGGGAGTCATTTACCATGGTGACGATGGCGCGATCGGCAATCAGGCGCAGGCGGCGCTGCAGCGGGGCTAGCAGCTTCTGCACATCACGAATACTTACCATGTGGTTGCCTCTTTGGTCTGTTTCTTGGTCACTTCTGCGGGGATCAGCATCGCCTCGCGCGGGGTCAGGTTGATGATGGCCTCACGGCCTGCCTGGTCGTCTTCCATCAGGGTCACCGAGACGATCAGCCAGTTCACATCCAGTCCCTGTATTTCGCACTTAACGGGGCACATCCGGTTGATGCGCCAGAGTGGGCCGCTGTCGCCTTCCATCCCCTGAGTGCGCCAGCCAGCGACGGTGATCTCGGTCTGGGTACCTTCGCCAATACTGCGCTGTTTCTGCCACTGGCCGCGCTTGCTGGCACCTGCCACGGTGGTGACATCTTCGGCGATGATGATGCGGGGGCGATAGCGCGGCACATCCGGATCGGTGATGGTGGCCTTCTGGCCGCCAATGGTAGACGTGGCCGTGTTATCCCATGTTGAACCGCCACCGTAGCTGCTGCCCTTGACGATCCACTCTGATGCCCGGTCGCGCATGCTGAAGTTGCCGCGCGCCGCCAGAATATTCTCGCCCAGGATAAGGCTGGCGCCCATCGCCTGCTCGCTGGCCTGTGTCAGCACCAGCTGGCCTTTCTCGTTGGTGGTGAGCAGCACGGCCCGCTGCTTGGCATGACGGTCTAGAAACTCAAAACAGGTTTCTCCCTGCTCGATAGTTGGGCGAGGAAAAGGAGCGCCAAGGTCACACTCCACCACCACCTCGATACCGAACGGGGCGCAGATATTGCGGGCCACCTGGTCGAGTTTGACGTTCTGCCATTGGCCGGTCTTGTAGATGGCCGAGCAGTCCACCAGATCGCTGGTCTTGCTGCGGCCGCTGACCACCCAGCTGACCTCTTTGGCGTCATAGCTGGGGGTGAAGTCGTCAACGTAGCCGGTCAATACCAGATCATTGCCAATATGCACGGTGCAGGCGCTGCCTTCGCGGATGACCATCGCCTTGGCATCATCCCATTTGCGGGTCAGGTGCAGCTCGAAATCACCGGCAATATCGCGCAGGCTGCGGGTGATGCGCGACTTCTGCCAGCCGCTATAGAGCTGACCATCTACGCGCAGGGTTATGGGCTCAGCCATTGCTCACCTCGTCCACAACCTGAATGTTGGTGCTCGGGGTGATAAAGGCCGGATCGCGCAGCTTGTTGCCCATCACCAGCCGATCGCGGTACTCGGCATTGCCATACTGCTGCCACGCCAGCAGGGAAGATGCTGTGGTGGTGGTCAGGGTGATCTGACGGCGACGCGGCAGTTTGGCGCCACGTTCGCGGCTGTCGTTGAGCAGGGCAAGGCGCAGATCGCGCAGGGCACGCCACACATCGCTCTGCTCGGCCTCTACCGCATCCATGGCCAGCTCGGCCAATATGTTGGCCCAGTAGTTGGCCAGCTGTTCCAGATCGTCAGCGGTCAGCAGCAGATTGCGATCTGCCCCCACTACGCCATCCATGGTGACCGGACGACTGATCTGGTTGTTGACCTGATCGCCGGTCAGCGACTGGCCAATGGTCACCTGACCGCTCTGGTCAGGGGTAAAATCGCGGGTGGTACCGAGATCCGCACTGGCAATGGCACTGGCCGCCGCAGTGGCGGTGGCTCGGTCAATCAGCGCGGTGAAGGCCTTGCCGTTATCGAGCGCGGCATTCAGCTCGGTTGGGGTGTCGATAGTCGGTACCGACGATGCCACGCCGGTGGTCACATCGCTGTTGATGCTGGTCGGCAGCCCGCCCGTGATGGCCAGCTCGGCGCGCATCCCTTCCCAACGGCGGCTCACCTGGTCATAGACAGACAGGGCCCGGATGGGGTCAGTCACCACGCCTTTGACATCCTCCACGATGCCGGTCACTTCGCGGGCCAGTTCGCCCGGGTAGGCCAGCAGCGAACCTACGCTATCCTTGGTGCGCATCAGGCGATCGGTCCACTCGCGGAACTGGTCAGGCAGGGAAGGCAGGCCACGAGTCAACTCGTCCAGATCGTCGAGGAAGGTATCGACCATCACGCCCATGTTATCGATGCCAGTGATAAACGAATCGAGGAATGATTGCTCGCTGGCGCCCTGCGCCGCGTCGGAGGCATTGCCCAGGGTGGCGGCGGTATCGATGGCGGCAGAGGGGAACAGGTGCTTGCCTGCCTCCCATACCGTGAAGGTGACATAAGCGACGCCATCTTCTTCGTTATCGAGGCGGTGGCTGACTTCGCCGACCTGCACGGTGCGCACACCCCACCACGGGTGGATCATCTCGCCAGTGCCGGGTTCGTTCAGGGCACCAAGCAGGCTGCGCAGCTGGGTCAGACAATCCTTGCCGACCAGCTTGCCGGTGATCTGCTCGTTGGTGAGCACGGCGCCGTTGTCTTCGGTCCAGCCGCTTTCGCGCTTGGGGTATTCGCGGGGGATGGCACGGCGACCGCCTTTGCCTTCTACGGTATTAAGCAGGAATTCAACGCCCCGGATCGAGGCGGTCAAACGCTCTTCAAAGCTCATTCAAACCCTCCTTAAGGCATCAGTGAAGGGCCGTTATCGACGCGCACAGACAAGCCGGGGGCAGTGTCGCGAGTGCGGACGGTGATGCGGTCATCGCTGACCTTGATATCTAGGGAGGCATTGACCTGCTCACGGCTGCGCGGGGTGACCCCTTCGCGGCTGAGCAGGTTCCAGGCATCACTGCCCAGGTCGCCCAGGGTGGTGTTCTTGGCCCACTGGCCGAACTTGGTATCCCCGATCAGCGATTCAGCGGTGTAGTCCACGGCGGGGTAGAGCATGGAAGCGGCCAGCACATTGGCAAACCCTGCTTTGAATTTACCCGGCTTTTTGCCGCCATCTGAGCCACCACTTCCGCCGCCACCAGGGAGATCCGCACCGCCGCCCATGCCACCCATACCACCACCAGGCATATTGACCACATAGACCGGCGTTGCGCCAAGATCGGCCATGGCACCGCCCGGCACACCGGAACCGCCCTTGCTGGGTTTTGCTGCATCCCATACGCCCTTAGTCCATTTGACCGCATCGATCCCTTTCTTGACGGCCACCAGACCGCCGACCACCAGGGCGATGTTCTTGCCGGTCTCCAGCCAGTTCTGCACCGCATCCGGTTCCAGGCTGTTGATGGCGTCGGCCAGCTCTGCGATCGGGGCTGCCAGCTGCTTGTTGGCAAACTGGTTCCAGCTGTTGCTGACCAGCTGCAGGCTGGCGGCAAAGTCGCTGGCGGCCACGGCGGCATCGTTCATGGTAGTGCTGCCATCCCCGGAGAGCTTGAGGAACTCGTCAAACGCCTTGACGTCACCGGTCTGGACGTACTCGGCGATCACCGGCTTGAGTGCCCGCTTGGCTTCGTCGGTCAGGTTGAGCATGGAGAGCTTGCTGGAGAGGCCGCCAGACTTGGTGACGATCTCTTCAATCAGCACCGGCAGGCTGCGCATCACCTCTTTGCCCTGCTTGAGCTTCTCGGGGTCGAACACCTCAATGCCACCCAGCTGTTTGAGCTTCTTGACGGTCTCCGGGCGGGTAATATCGCGGATGACGGATTCGAAGGCCGTCACCGCTTCGGCATCTGAGCCGACACCTTGACGGATGATCTGCAGGGCCGCGCCCAGTTCGGTGACCGCGCTGGCACCTTCTCGCCCGGTGACCGCATAGGCGGCGAAAATCTTGGGGCCCTCTTTGGCCATGTTGGCCAGGGTAAATGCACCCTGTTTACCCTGCAGGTTGAGAGTGTCGATGGCACGCATCGCCTCTTCGCTGGAGTCGATGGCCAGCTTCTTGAACTCGGTGAAGATGCCGCCCACTTCAAGGCCACCGGCACCAGTTCCCTGAATCACGGCGGCAATATTTGGCAGGTTTCTCATTGCGTATTCGAGATCGCCGGTCTTGGTCAGGATCTCTTCGACGGCGGCGGTCGCTTCGTTCGGGTCGATGCGAATGCCTTTGCTGTTACTGACGGCGTTTATCTCGTCCTTCAGCTCTTTGGCCTTGTCGCGGCTGATGGATGCAGAGATAGCGATGCGGGAGATCCGGCGATCAAGCTGGGCATAGCCACGAACGGCAGCACCGCCGACCATGGCGGTACCCAATGCCACGTAGCGGTTGCCCATCGAATCAATGCCACGGCCTGCGGCGGCGGTAGACATCTGGATCATATTCATGGCGCGCTGATTATTGGCGGCAAACTGGCTCATGCTCTGGCCATATTGCCGCGCTTTGGCGGCCAAGTTGCCAGCGAGGTTAATAACGATATCGGTGACAAGTTGCTTGGCCATGATATTTCCTTTTACTTCTTCGGCGTCAGCGCCTGTTTTAATTTATCGAAGCGAATAAACAGATGGCGCAATGGCAAATTTTCCAGCTCGGATGTCGGTATATATTTGCTCATGGCAAACATTATCCCCATTGCACCATCAACCAGCTGAATTAGATCGCCCCCGTTCTGCCAACGCCTCCATCAAGGCACCATCCAATTCATTGGCTTTGGCTTGCAGCATACTGAAATCATCGACATGCAATTTTTCCAGCATCTTCAAAGAGAGCGGGCCTTTTATTTCACCGATATAGTCAACCTGACGGCAGAGCAAATTAAGGCCGTACATCACATCGCTGGTATAGGCAACCGCTTTGCCGTTTTGCACCACCACTTTTTCTGCATCGAGCTGGGCTTTAATCAGATCGGCAGTGGTCAGTTCACGCAGCCCGACTTCACGATAAAGGAGCGGCTCGTCGCCACTCCCTTTCGCTTCGATACCGTGCAGCAGTTCGAAGGTGATAAGGGCCATGGTCAGATCCCCACTACCTTGTCACCGAAGAAGGTGGCCGCGATATCGCCAGACTCTTCACGCAGGGAGGCCGGTTCGTTGGTACTGGACTTGGTCATCATATAGCTGACGCCGTTGTCACCTTCCCAAGTCAGGGTCGCGTCTTCGATGGCGTTGATTTCGATCACATCAACGTCTTCATCAGCGGCGATAACCACTTCAATGCTGGGCGGGGTGTACTTCTTGCTCTTTCCCCATGTCTTGCCGGGGCCGACATGCGGAGTGCGGGTATAGCCGCCCGGGTTGAGCACGGCACCACCTTTGGTCTTGAGCTGTTTGCCATTGGCGCGAATGGTCACTTCACCGAGGATTTGTCCCATGGTGTCCCCCTTAGAGTTTGAACTGGATCAGGGCTGCGAACACACGCAGCTGGTTGACGACATCCGGATGGCACACGCAGTTGAGGCGGTTGCGATCGGCGGTGTCGCGGTAGACGCTCAGCGTCTCTTTGAACAGGTCAAAGTTTTCCATCAGGCCAGCGGTCACCCAGTCGAGCGCCACTTCCAGAATCGCCTGCTCCATCAATTTGGGCGTCACTACCGGCTGCGCCGGGTCAATCTGGGCCAGCACGTTGTCATCGGCCAGCTTATGGCGCGGGTAACGGTTGGTGACCATCACCTTGATGTCGTAACGCATCTTGCCCAGGGTAGCCGGGGTGGTGATGTCGAGATAGGACGGGTCCGGATCGCCAAAGGCGTTCTTCTGATACATCGACACTTCACGCTCGATGGCCACCACGTCACCTGGCTGCACCTGATAGGTGGCAATGCCGGATTTGAGCAGGTTGTTGCGCTCGTCAAAGGCAAAGCGGTCGGCCTTGGCCGGTGCCAGAATGCCTGGCAGCGCCAAGGTCTGCAGCGGCCGTGCCGGGTCGATGGCCAGCTGATAGGCCGCGATGCCGCAATAGCTGGCCGCAAATTCCCAGCTCGGGCTGGGTGATTTGCTGGTGCCCATGCAGGTCAGCAGGAAATCGTTGCGCGCTTCGCCGAAGGTGATGGTCTCGCCATAGGTGCCACGGAACGCGGTATAGGCGATCGCCTCGCTCATCTTGAGCGGGCCCCAGCGGGTCAGCAGTTCATCGCGCAGGGTGTTCAGGCTGGCGGTGTCGTTGAACGGCATCATCATGTGGTTGTACCACTCGTCCGGCATGGCGGCGATCATGGCGCCCATATCGGGAGCGCCAGCGCCGCCGGTCATGGCCACGGTGGTGATGGTCACGCCGTTCGGCAGCTGCTCGCCCGCGTAGTAACGCAGGTCGATATCGTTGCCGGTCAGGCCCTTCCATTTGGCGGTGATGTTGACCTTGGCGGTATCAGTGCCATCCACGACCGCTTTCACCGGCAGGTTCTTCACCGCATTGATAGCTGCCACGGCATTTGTAGCGATGTTGGCCGCAGTAGCGGCAGCCGCTACGCCAACTTGCACGGTTTGACCGGCGATCAGCAGCGAGAGGGTGCCCGCCACGGCAGCAGGGCCGCCGAAGGTGAATGAACCGGCGGCAGCAGCACCGGCGGCGATATCGCCACAGGCCAGCGCGAAGGTGCGAGTGTAGCTGTTGGCCTTGCGGTAGCGCTTGGCAGCCAGCGCCATCATGGAGCCGACGCCAAACAGGGCATCAATGGCTGACTCGCTGACCGGCACTTCGGTGACCGTCAGCGGGCTGGCGGTGCCGGCATCGGCGCCAGTGTTGATCATCTGACCGAACAGCATCACGTTCTGATCCTGGGCAATGTTGCCGCTCAGGGCCTGCGAGTTGTCGATCTCGATGTAGACGAGCGGCACGCGCACGTCATTGGGGATAGTTCCGAGAGCCATGGTCACTCCTTCACTTGCGGTTTCTTGGTGGCCTTGGCGGCCGGTTTAACGTCTTCTTTGTCGGCCTGCGCTTCCTCTACCGGAAACACATCACCATCTGCCAGCCGTTTCAGCCAGAAGCTGGTGCGCGGTACCTTTTCGCCATCGGCGGCCAGCTTGCTGCCATCCGGTTTTTTGATGACCAGCCCGGGGGCCGGTTGCAGATGCAGATTTTCGGTAACAGTCATCATTGCTCCTATGGGGTGGCGGCGGGCATGGTGATATCTGCCTCACAGACCGGGGCGCCATCGCCCTGTTCGGCGCGCCAGTTAAAGCGCAAGAAGTCATCGAGTGTGGCCGGGTCGATGGGGTTATCGAGTGGCCAGTCCTGCCGCCATGTCACCGACCAGATCGCCAGTCCCAGCTTGTCGATTCCAGCGGTGTAGAGGTTATCCATCCGCACCCCGTCAGGTGCCTTGCTGGCACCGGTTCCACGCCAGCCGCCAGTCAGCATCAAGGCGGTGGCCAAGCGACCGGCGATCACCTCGGCCCGCTGGTCTTTGGCATAGCCGAACTGGTCAGCGCAGAACACGAAGGCCGAGAACTCGATAGTGCCGATCAGGTTGCCTTCACGGCGCATCGATACCACCCGCATTGCGGCGATGCGGATGCCGCCATCGCGGTTACCCATCCAGCGCTTAATCTCATCCGGCTCGTTGAAGCGTCCGATGTGGCGCTCCACGGTTTGCACCCGGTCAATCACCCGATCCGCGCCGGGGCCGGTGGCCTCCAGATAGGGCTTGAGGTAGTTCACCACCCCTTCGCAGGCGCTGACGGTGCTGCCGATGGTGCCAAAATCAGGGCGGCTCATAGACCTGCCTCCTTCATGATGTCTTGCCAGAAGTCGCCAATCACGGCGAGCAGCTCGGTCTGGTTGTCGCTGGAGAGGCCCAGATATTCGCGCTGGGGGATCTCCATCATTCGGGTAAAGCTGCCGACCGACTGATAGACCGGGAACTTGAGCGCCTTGCCAAACGCCTGGCTGATACGGCGAACGTGGGCAGGCACCTGCACCGAGCCGCTGAACCCGTTCTGATGCACTCCGGCATAGGCCAGCGGCGAGCCGACCCGCACGCTGTTGCGCTGCACCTGAGATTCGATGCTGTCGAGCAGATCGCCATCACCCTGCAGCAGGCTCTGGCCGCCGTGGCGGGTCTTGGCATAGGCATCTGACCAGGGCGCCCAGGGCGTACCATCCGGCGCGGTCTTCTCATCGCTGATGCGGCGGCGGGTCTGGCTTTCTACTACGGCGCCGATGGTTTCAAGCAGTTCGGCCTTGTAGTCGTTGCGGCCCAGGGTATCGAGCAGGCGCTGATAACGCGCCAGCTCTTCGCCCCGGGTAGAGACCTGCACCGAGACGGCCATCAGAGCACCCCTTTCAGGCTATCGCGGGTGAACAGGCGCTCGTTCTCTTGCACCAGCTCGACCTTGCCGACGTTGCCCTCTGGCGGCATATCTGGCGTGGGCAGGCCCAGATCCAACTTGCCAGCCGCAATCTCCTTGATTTTGGTGATGGCGCGGTCATAGCGTTCGCGCAGCAGGTCGGTGGCCTGATTGTCACGGTCGGCCAGCCAGTAGAAGGCGATGACGATGGCGTTGCGCTTGAGCAGATCCGGCACGCTCGGCAGCGGCAGCACAAAGCGACGACTCAGGTAGCCATTGATTTCGTCATCGGCGGTGGCCAATGCCTCATCAATCCAGACATCGTTCAGGGTGTCGGTGCTGCGGTCGAGCGCGAAGTTGTAGAGCATCGAGCCGTCGCGGTCTTCCAGATCCTGCTTCGTCGCGTAGATGGCCATGGGTTAGTCCTTGATCACTTCGCTATCGATAAGCACTTTCAGCCACGGATCGCCATAGACGCGCTTGGCCTCTTCGGCGGTCAGGTAGTAGCACGGGATCTCGCAGTCGTGGCTTTCCGGCACATCGGCCTTGGCGGTCACTACAAACACGCGGGTCGCGCTGGAGTGCAGGAACTGGACGCCACAGCGCCAGAAACCGGCCGGTGACTTGGCCTTGACATCGAACTGGCCGAGCAGCCAGTCGGGCTGATTATCTTCAACGGCCATCACCAAGGCGGCATCGCTGATATCCACCTCTTCTTCGAGCTGTTGCTCGGCGACCTGATTGGATGTGGCCAGATTGGCGGCAATCAGATCCACACCCTGCGCTTCGGCGGCTTGCTCCAGCGCTACGGATTTCAACGGTTCGGCTTGCGCCTGCACCAGCTCGGCACTTTGATCCACTGCTGCAGCTGCCAGCTGCTGGCTTTTGTCGTCACCGGTTGGGGTAACTTTCTTTTTCGGGGCCATGTCAATGCTCCTTTAAACGGTCGTTACTGGCGGTTTACACCGCTGAAATGGTGGTCTGGCTGGTGACTTGCTCGGCAATCAGCAGCACGGCGGTCAGGTTGTAGGTGCCGCCGTTGGAGCGGATCACCGGCCTGGTGCCGTTGGTCACGATGAAGCCACCGGCATCGATACTGAAGAACGTCGCCAGGGTGATGACATCGCTGGTCACCGCTACATCCCGGCTGGCCACTAAGCGGTTGCCGTTGGTGCCGATAAAATCGAGCTGCAGTGAGCGGTTGCTCGAACCGCCTGACCAACTGCCCACCAGATTCAACTTGAACGCCAGACTGGTGTTGTCGTTGAAGGCGTTGAGCTTGTTGCTGGTTGTATTGAAGAACGGGGCCAACGTGCCCGCTGCCGGTGCTGGCAGCCCTTTGAGCAGGACAATCAGATCGCGGTCGGTATCGGCTGGCAGGCTAACGCCGGTCAACCCAGCCCAGCGCACCTCGCTTTTCTTGCGGGTTGGCGTTGGGGCTACAGACCCTGGCAACAACAGAAAGCTGCGACCGAACATGGGTCAACCCTCGGTGACAATCAGGGGGCCACTGCCTATTGCAAGGCGGCCATAGAGGTTTTGCGCCGGTTCGAAGGCCCATGCCTCACTCGCTCCCCGCTCCAGAACGTGGCCAACGGTGACGGCGGGCAGTGGCAGGGCGGCATCGGTGCGAAACTTCACCAGCTGGCCGCTCTGGTTCTGCATGGTCCCTCTGGCTGCCGAGGAGATCAGCACCCAGGCTGTCGCGGTCAAGTCAACTTGTCTGGTCGCCATTGTTCATCCTCTCGGTTGAAAGAGGCCCCGACAGTGCCGGGGCGGTCTGATTGGTTAGGCGAGATACTCGCTGACCACGATCTCGACGTTGTTGTAGTAGATGTTGCTCTCCCCGTTTTCGAGGAACTCGCGCTTGATCAGCTTGCGGGCAGCTGATTCATTGCTAACGCCTACTACCAGCACACGAGCTCTGATTCCGATGGGAGTGCCGTTGGACTTCTTCATGCTGGCCAGCTTGTTCTTGGCCGCTTCGAAGTTGGTTTCGTCCAGCGCGGCCTTGGAGCCGATGGCAGTCTGAGGAAGACCAAAGCCATAGCCATGGCGACCGTCAACACCCGCCGCAAACTTGTTGTTGAACCAGGTGTATTCGCTGGTTGCATTCATGGTCTGGAAGTCGAACGGACGGCGTTCCTGGAACACGACCGGCTTGACCACCTGCATATCGTCGATAAGAAACCATGCCGGACCGGTATCGGTTGCCGGGTCGCCCACCACGTTACTGAAGGTGCTGGCCGGGCTGGTATCGAGCGGGTGATCGGTATCGAAGAAGTTCTGGCCGTCATAGCAGAGGGTGGAGAAACCCGCAGCCAGCAAGCCATAGCTGTTCTGATCAGGAAACACAGCCGCTTCACGGCCGAAATTTTCGGCGTTCATGGCGTACTTGCCGATCTGATCGTCTTCCACGTCTTCGCGCTTGATGACGATAGAGGCTTCGAAAGTCTTGTTGAGGATCTGATAGCCATGGCTACCAAGCTCAACCAGCTGACGGTTGCCAATCCACTCCTTGATAGATGGAAGGTCTTTCAGCCAACCGTAGAAGTTACTGGACCCAGAACTAGGGATCTGAGTCGCAATGCGATTCCACTGCGGCGCAATGGTGCCAAGACCGCGAGTGTAGGCTGCTGACATGGAGACGGTCAGCGCCTCCAGAACTTGGGCTTCGGTAAATGCCATGATGGATTACTCCCCTTGTTTGGCTTTCATGGCTTGCTTGGCAGCCAGGAACTCTTCGGGCGTATGGCCCATCTTGCGGCACAGGGCCAGTTCGTCAGCGCTCAGCGCACCGCCCTGCGGCGGCTTGGTGGTGACCTTGCTGGCATCGGCGATGACCGGAGCACGACCGCACCATGCGGTGAACTGCTCGCGGCCTGCTTCGGTACTGCAGAGGCCGGCATACATCGCCTTGTCAGCCGGAGCGACCTTTCCTTCGGCAATGGCAGCATCGACCAGCGCATTGACCTTGGACTTTTCGATCTCGGCCAGCTTGGATTCCAGCTCCTGAGTGCGATTCAAGGCCAGCTGATGGGTGGCAGCAGGGACGAACTTGGTCGGGTCCTGCTGGGCGTTCAGTGCAATCTGTTGCTGCGCTTGCATGGCGTTGATGGCTGTCACGGCCTGTTCGGCAGTGGCATCCTCAGCCAGGCCCAGCAGCTGGGTCAGGACAAGGGGCAGTTTCACAGTGTGATCCTCTTGGTGGTTGAGAGCGGGGACATAGAGATTGGGCTTGTTGGTCAGGCCAGCGCTGAGCATCGCGAAGACTTCGCGACTATCACTGAAGTAATCAAACGCTGGCGAATAGAAGCCGAACTTCTTCTCTTCCAGCAATTCGCTGCCTGCACCATTCCATTCCACACGGCCCCAGATTTCGCCTGTGCGGTTTTGCAGCTCGACAATCCAGCCGACCGCCTCGGTGTTGCCTTTGCGGGTTTCGGTGGCGTGTTCAACGTCGAATGGCAGCTTCATATCGAATTGAGCCACCACGCCATCTGGGTTGGAGTTATTCCAGCTACGACCATCTCGACCAGAGAATTGACCAGCCGGGATTAACGGCAGCCACACTCCCTGCTCTTCTGCCACCATGCGGGACATGTCAAAGCAGATGGCCTTATGGATACGTTGGTGGTTCATGATCGCTCCGTCACATAACAACCTCCCGCCTGGTGGCTTGGGTTGAATGGGTTTGTTTGGACGAATCGATAATGGGCCGGATTGGATGGCGGCCTGTAATGACGCTTTTCGCGCTAATCAGAGGGGGATGGCAGGGAGGCGGAGAGGGTTAACACGGTGATGACCGGTCATCACAGGATACAGATGGCGGGTCGGCTTGCCAATGTGATCGGGCAACGCTGACCCACCACAATCATAAACGGGGTGATGGGGAGGATGGTGGAGCAGGCAGAAACCGGCACCTTCTACACCACCCCACACCATCTTTAAAACCGATTTAAATCGCCTCAGATTCAAAAGCTGGGTAACTGTTCGTGCGATGGTAGCCAAAAACGCCTATATCGGCTTAGAGAGCGTTTGGCGCAATGTTTGCTCCTTGGCTTTCAGGTCGTCTTGCAATGCCTGCTCGCGGCGCTTGCCCGGGTTGTAATCCCACCCCGGCTCGATGCCCTTTGGCAGCACCTCCGCTTCGCCGGTTCGCTTGTTCACCCACTCGCTGGTGCCATCATTCGGTGCCGCAAACTTGAAGCCACTATCGCCTTCTTGCAACTTGGCGTATTCGAACTTGCTGATCTGGCGCACCCCGCAGGCGCAGCCCCAGCCGTTTGGCGGCATATGGGTTTGCCACCAGGGATCATCTATCGGCAGGGTGATGCCACGCCAGCTCAGGTGCAGGGCGCGGTGCTCCCGTGCCGGGCCGATGGTGTAGGTGAGATAGGGCATGGCCCGCTTGGTGCGCTCGATGCGCTGCCACTGGCCAGCGGCGCGGGCGGTGCGCATATTGGTGCGGTAAATGATCTTTAACCGCCCTTCACTGCCCAGTTGTACCGGCTTGGTTTCGCCGGTTAGCGGGTCATCCATCTGCTGAATACCCCACCAACCTGATTTGACCAGCAGCGGTTTGAGCAGGTTGGCGAACTGCTGATAGGTCTGGCCCTGTTCCAGCGCCTGCTCGACCATAGCCCGCACCTCGACCAACAGATCGGCGTTGAGCATCTTGGCCACCGAGAAGGCGTTGCTGTGTTCCTCCTGCCAGACGTCGCGATAGTCAAAGCCGGGCTGCAGCCCCTTTTTCTTGAACCAGTCGAGCGCCTCTTTCGGCGGAAAGGCGGATGCTTTCGGCTCAGGCATCTTGAACATCCCCCATGCCGCGCATCCGGAACAGGTAATCGGCCAGCTGCGGGGTGAACTGCTCGGCGGTCAGGTTCTCTTGCAGCTTGAGCAGGCCATCGCTGAACTCGTCGAAGGTGGTGGCCTTGGCCGCCAGCTCGATGATCGGGTTCATAAAGTCATCGCCGCCCACCTCTACCCAGTCGCTCATGGCTTCTTCGGTCAGCTGCTCGATGGCCTGTTCGTTCGGCTGCTGGATACGGTTGATGGCCAAGCGCTGGGGCTGCTGGCGCTGCTCACTTTTACGGTTCAGTGCCAGCGGCTGCACGGCGGCGGCCTCCATCACTGTCAGCGGTTTGAGCACCGCCTCATCGGTTTTCGGATCGGCAAAGCCGAACTTGTCCCGCATTTCGCTTTCGCTGATGCGCATGCCACGGTCAATCAGCGGCATCAAGCTTTCAACGGTGACCTTGAGGTCTTCCGGCTCCGGCACCCGGATGCAGACGCGCGGGTAAGTCTGCTGCACGCCCCAGTTGAGGATGATGAATGGCTTGACCAGGTATTCGTTAATAGTGGATTCGAGCTGGCGGGCATCCCACTTGGCAATATCCAGCCGCACCTCGTTATGCACCGTAGCCTGAGCGCGGCTGCTGCCATTCTCGGTGGTCATGGTCTGGCCGAGCGTAGCCTTGCTGATCTCTTCGTTGCACCAGCGCACCATGCTTTCGAACAGAGTATCGCCGCCGTTGCCCTTCGCGGTTTCGACCAGCTCGACCATCATGCTATCTGGGATGATGGCGCCCGAGTCGCTGGCGATGGTGGCGATGGCGTTCTTGAGGGTGGCGATCTGATCAACAGTGGCGTTCGGACCGTACTTGCCCACCCGAATGGGGATGCCGAACACCTCGGCAAAGGCCCACCAGTCGCGGATAGTGAACGACTTGAGCATATACATCACGGCGCACAGGCGGGTCAGGCCGTTGCGCCAGATGCTGCCAGACTTGGTGCGCGGCAGATGCACGATAAATTTATAGGGCTCCAGCGGTTTACCCTGGGGCGCATCGTCGCTAATCAGCAGGATCTCGCTCAGGGTCTCGGCATCGGGGCGCAGATAGCGGGGGTCAACCCACTTGTAATCTTTCGGCACCCACGGGGTGCGGCTGGTATCCCACAGGATCTGACATACCCCCATGCCCTTGCCAAGTCCATCAAGCAGGTCAAAGAACAGCTCTGGGATCTGGTCGCTATCCATCAGCTTGCGCACTTCATCCGCCATCTTCTGATCGGCGGCATCGTCGCTGGCTGCTTCCACGCTGGGGGGCTGGGCCGCTACCGCCAGCTTGCGGGTGCGCAGCACGCTGGCGTAATGAAGATCCCGCTCTTCGATCTCTTCGGCCAGCGTCATGTAGTCCTGCGGGTTATTGCCATCCACCACCGAGCGCAGCAGGCCAGCCAGCCGCATCGGGGTGATGGTGCTGGCCACCGTGTTGGGGCGCGGGTTGCGCACGCTGGTAGTGTGAGCGAGCGCGATATCTTCGCTCAGCGCGGGCTTGTCGGGTTTTATTGGGTTGCCCCGTGCATCGAGAATGGTGGTCACAGTAATCCGCCTCCGTTACGCAGGCCACGGGTCAGGTTCATCTGCCGTTGGCCATCGTTGTCTTTTGCTGGCGCACCCACCTTGGCGATGCGGTGCAGCTCGTAAATCTGGTTTTCAGCACGGCTGGCCAGATAGGCCAGAAAGATGGCCACCGCCGAGTCGCCGTGACGCTTGTTGCCATCGCTGCCCTGGGTGCGGCTGTCGTCAATGCCGGGGGTGCCACGGTAGATCTGGATCTGCCCCAAGTCGGTGATGATGTCTTCGTGCTTGGGCAGCTCCAGCTCATCATCTTCAAACGCCGCTTTGAAGCGCGGCATGTTCTCGCGGTAGAAGCCGACAGACAGCATCACCTGCACCACCTCTTGGCCGTAGCGATAGGCGGCCTGTTCGGCCAGATACTGGCCATTGCCACGGGCGTCGAGCCAGACGCCATCGCGGCGCGGCAGGCGATCGCAGATGAAATAAAGCGCTTGCTCCTGCTGTTTGAAAGGGGTGTTCTTGAGCTCGACGGTGAACGGTACCCGGCGGCGGGTATCCGGTAGCACCTCAATGGGGGCGAATACCGTCAGGTCACCCGAGCGGGCAAAGTCTTCGCCCAGGGCGTGGCGATGGCTGCGATCCAGCTTCATCAGTTCGGGGAACACGTCGGCCTCCAGCCACTCCTGCATCTCGCCGTTGCGCTCAGACTCGCTGGCGTTGTTGAAGGCGGCCGAGCCAGTAAAGCGCAGCACGGGGCCATCACCACAGGCGGCCCGCTCGCGCAGGCCACGGCTGATATAGGCACCGCCGCCACTCTTTGGCTCGCAGTAGTACTCTTCCAGGGCGTCTTCTTCGGTGGCGCAGTCTGACAGCAGCTCTTCCAGCCACTTGCGCTCCCCCTCTTCGCTCCACTCCTCTTTCTTCTTGACCTGACAGATCCGCTTGTAAAGCCCTTCGTTACAGGCGGTTTCGATATCGATGCGGTGAACAGAGTAGCTTTTGCGCTTGCCTGCGCGGGTTTCTGTGATCAGGGTATTGAACAGGTTCTCGATACCGTTATGGGTCGAGATGATGCGCACCTTGCTACCCCACATCGTCAAGGCGTTGGCGGCTTTGAGGATAGCGGCAAGGTCTTTGTGAAAGGCCCCTTCATCGATCACCACGTTGCCCTGCATACCCCGCAAGTTGCTGGGGTTCGAGCTGAGCGCCTTGATCTTGAAGCCACTGGCGAAGTTGATGACATAGACCAGGATGTCTTTGTCTTCATCGACCAGCACCTCTTCGCCAATCTCGGTGGCGGCAAAGTCGTAGGCCTTGGTCCACATAGAGGCGGCCTCGATAAACTCGCGGGCCATGTCTTTGGTGGTGCCGACATAGAAGGTATCGCAGCCGCCAGCGGCAACGGACATGGAGCCATTGAGTGCGGCATCTGCCGCCTCTGCCCAGGTCAGGCCGGTTCGCCGCGACTTCTCGGCAATCTTGATTTTTGCCTGGTCAGCGATCCAGCGCTTTTGATAGGGCAGCAGCACCTCGTTGGGATCGAACTGGCCGCCTATGATGGCGGCCGCTGACTGATTGCGAAGCTGGTTTTCTGCGGCGGTCAGGTGGTTCATGGCATCTGGCTCCAGATCGCGAACACACAGGCAAAGAGAGTCCACCCTGACAACAACCCACTGGTAAACGCCTTCCACCACTCATCGTGCTGGCTCCATCGAATAAAGCCAACGGGGCCGATGAAGGCCATCCAGCACAGGAAAATATCAACGAGAGTCATCACGCAATCCCCAAAATCTGGCGCCGGATCTCGGCAGCGGTCTCTGCAGTCAGCCCTGCCGACTTAACAATCTTCTCGGCAGCGGTGGCGGCCTCGGCGGCGAACGCGGCGCGGATCTCTTTCTCGACTTTGTGGCTGGTCATGGCCGCCTGCTCCACCCGCTGGATAACCAGCGCCAGCTGGCCAAGCGATTTCGGGTCAATCATCTTGCCCTCTTCGCCGTCGCTGGCATCCATCATCTTCATGGATGTTTCGAACGCCATGGTGCGCACGAACTCCTGTAGCAGCTTGCCCACCTCTGAGGTGGGGGCCTGACCCAGCTTGGCCGTCCAGACCTCGGCCACTTCGCGGGCCTGCGCCATGCGGCTGCCTGCCTCTTCCATCCGTTTGGCAAACCGGTTCAGGCCGGTGCGGCTGATCTGCTCTTCCGGCGGCAGGCCGGATTCCACGATCAGCTGATTCACCTCGGCCAAAATATCCTTCTGCGACATCGAGCCAGAGCGCAGCATGGCCGCCAGCTGGCTGCGGATATCGTCAGGCAGCTGCTGGATCTTGCTCTTGGTGTTCTTCTTGGTGGTCATGGTTACCCCAGCAGCTTGTCAATCAGCGGGGCGGTGCAGCCCCACAATGCGGTGACCGGATCGCCAAACAGCAGCAGCGCCAGCAGGTAGCCGACGCCAATCATGGCGGTGATATCCAGCAGGCGGTTCATGCTTGGCACCTTACGCATGGCCAAGCCGACGCGCGCGGCGCTGGGCGCGTTGCGCCTTGGCCTGACGATTGGCACGTTTGACAGAAGGCTGACGGCCGTTGAAGGCTGGCCGATATCCTCTATCGCGCCTGATATGGCGCACCGCCTCATCCATCTTCACATAATGCTGAGCCAAGTTATGAAGCGGTGGATTTCCGAAGAGATCACCAAACCAACCCAATACGCCAAGCAGCAAGCTTTTCATCGTTCGATTCCCCATGATTACTCCGGACGCGGTTTCTTGACACCCGGCACGGTGGCGGCGCCAGTGGCGACATCAATCCCGCGGCCGGTGATTTTGGCGATCAGGGTATTGCCCAGTTCGCGTTGGGTGATCAGCCCCTGTTCGGCCAGCCAGCTGATGTGGGTGCGCACCGCATCGCGGCTGATCTTGTGGCCGTACTGGTCGAGACAGGAATCGAGGATCGATTCGTTGGCCTCATAGCCCGGCATTTCATGGAGTGAGCGCAGCATGACCAGCCGCTGGTCTGCGGTAACAAGCTCTTTGAATGACATATAACCCCCGTTTATTTTTCGTTTAAACGCTGCTCAAGCAGCAGCTGTGCGACGTGATTGACCGGGCGCAGGGCCTCATGCAGTGCTTTGATATCCCCCCGCATCTCGGCCATATCAAGGCGCAGCGCGTTGACTTCATCCCGCGTGGGCAGGGATTCGACTTTATCTTCGAGAGCGGCGAGGCGGGTGCTGTGGTCAGCCATGGTCGTTTCCACCTTGTTCAAGTCCTCACGGCGGGCAAAGGTTTTGCTCAGCCACAGCATGGCGATGGTCGCCAGAATCGCTGCGGCCGTGGTAATCACCCCCCACCAACGCGGGATCCAGTCAAACTCCATAGCGATGTCTCCCCGCTTTCTCGTTGTGGCTCTGGCACGGTACGCAGCGCACCGCATCCGGTTCGGCCTGCAGTCGCGCAGCGGCGATCTGCTCCCCACAGAACAGGCAATAGCGATTCCCGTGCTCGTCCTGATCCGGTTGTTCCTGGCGGTGGTGCCGCGCGTTGGCGATAGCCCGCTCGCGAAACTCCTGCTCTTGTTGTTGTGCGCGATCAAACAGGTCGGTCATCTGGCCCTCGTCAGCAGCTTGGAGACAGTGCCGGTGATCACCGCGCCCACCTTCTGGCCGCTGGCCTTGGGATGGGGGGCGAAACCGTCGAGGGTGCGCAGGCCGAGATACGCCCAAGCGGGGGTGAGCAGCAGCAGCACCATGTCGAAATCAGCGCCGGTGCCATAGCCAAAGGCTTGGAGCACGCTGAACAGCACCACGTAAATGGCCGAGACTTGCCAGCTCTGGCGCGCCATCAGCGGGCGGGTGTGGCGCACGTACTCGTCTTTGTTGGCATCCCCTTCACGGATGGTCTGTTGGGTGGTGGCCTGCTCGGCCTGCAGATCGGCGGTTTCCAGCTCGCGGCGGCGGTTCTGTTCTTTCTCCAGCTCTACCTTGATTTTTTGCAGCTCGACCAGGGCGGTGGGATCGGTGATGCGGTTGAGTTGGTCCTCAATGGATGCCTGCTGCTGGGCTGCAGTCAGGTTGATGCCAGATACCTGCTCGACCATATCGGCCACCTTATTCGCGGTATCGCTGCCACCAAACAGGCTGGCGATACCCCGGATCATGGCTGGGCCCTGCTGCACCGCCAGCGCGGCCAGTGCGGGGATTAACGGGATCATGATGCGTCCTTATTAAAGAGGGCCCGCAAGTTGGCGCAGTGCATCGCCACCTTTTCGTTGCAGGTCGTGAGGATCTTGAAGCGGTGCTTGTTGCGGGCCTGATAGACATCGGCCGGAGTGACCGAGCGCCAGCCCTTGGCGAACTGGCTTTGCATGGTGCCGTCATGGCTATGGAACGGCACACTGCGATCGACATCGCACTCGGCAATGCCCTGTTCGGCCGCCTCGCGCTCCAATGTCAGCCGCTGCTCGCGGCCATGGTCAAAGCTCCACTGCCAGTTGCGGCCCATATCAGCCCCCGTACACGCTGGCCCAGCGGCCGGTGCGCATCTGTTCGGCGTGGCGCTGTGCCCGCTTGGGAGTCTGCTTGGCCCAGCGACTATCTAGCATGCCGCTGGCGGCATGGTCCCAGTTGCCACGGGCGACGGCGGCAAGGGTGTTTTTGAAGTTGCCAAGCCCCTGCACCCCCAGCTGATAGGCCATGGATTGCAGCACTGCAGTACGGGCAGGGTATGGCGCGCAAGCATCGAGCGCATCGGCCAGATGGGGGATGGTGCGCATCTCGCGTTCCATCTTCGCCAGATATTCATCCAGCCACGCTTCGCCAGCGGCCAGTGGCAAGGTGAATTGATAGAGCTTTATATCAGCGCCTTGCGGCCCGATACGAAAACCAAAGCCGACGGTGGGATAACCTTCGGTGCAGAGATAGGGCTTTTCGCGCCAACCCTCTTCGTATTTGATAAGTGCGTGGATGGAAGACATGGCACACCTGAGAAATAATGAATTTCATTGAGTGTGCTTTTTATTACTCAACTTCATGTAGCGACGAGCCTCGCCATATTTAATAATAAAAAAGCGGCCTATCTGGCCGCCTTTATTTGCTATCGAATTGTCTTTTAATACGCCCGACCATTACGCCGACCATTGCCATCAGCAACCGGATCCAGTCCGGTGAACATATCCGGCTGGACTTTACGCAATTCACTGCGGCGCATTCTTGCCAGCACAAATTGAATTTCCCGCACCGATACGCCGAATTTACGCGACAGCTCAAACTGATTCTTGCCGTTGAACTCCTTCCAGATCTGGATAGAGCGCAGCACGGTAGCCAGTGTCTTGCCGTTCGGCACGTAGAAGGGGGCCCCGCCGAAGGTGCGGCAGAACTCCGAGAGCATGAAGAACGACAGCATGGGGGAATCGCGGTGCGCCCCCACCACATGTTCGATGGTGTCGAACATGGCGCGCAGCTGCTCGCTCCAGCCCGGGGCGGTTTCATCGCTCAGCATGCGGTAGGTTTCAGGGTCGATGGCGTCCAGGTCAACGCCTACGCCAAACAGGTCAACGGATTGATGGTCGTGCGCATCTTTCATAGGGCCCCCAAGTGCAGTGCAAACGCCAGATAAAGCAACACCCGGACGATGCCGGGTGTTTGTATGATACCGCAGTGGATCTGGGCGCCCAATTCACGGGCTACCCCACCTTGTTAGCCGAACAGTAGATGGTGTTTTCAACCCTGCCAAATGTGAATGACCAACCATTTATCACGCCGCTTCTGGTACTGCCTGACGCTAAATCGCCGGTGTATATCTTTGCCAGCGCCTGCTCGTCTGGGGTTTGCTCACTCCATGATGATGGCATTGCCAGTGGTGCCAGACCTGCAAGGCGCCAGCAGTACCCCTCTGACGTACCCATCTGATCTGATTCAAGGTCAGTAAAATCAACCTTTACCGCACCGCTACTGGCAGAAAGCTTTACATTCAAAATCCGATATTTATCGGCATGGCTTGCCAGCTCAACGCCATTATTGGTGGTCCAGCCATCTACATGCGATGCCTTGAAACTGGTCTTAACATCATCGACAGACGCTGATGCGCCGAATGATATAAGGGCCAAGGCCAATAACACGTTCAACTTCATCTCAACTCTCCTTTGTTACAGCTGACTGGCATGCTGGAAGCTAATGGACTTTGCATCAGCAGATGCTTTCTCATTCAAAACAACGACTCTTACAAAACACCGTCTATTGCTTTTGTTCTTTTCAGCCAACTCAACAGAGTCATAGATACCGATTAATCTCGATGTTCCGTACTGTGGAGACTCTTCTTCAAACAACGCATAAACTTCCATCTCAACTCTCCTTCTGCTGTATTTCACTCACCGGCTTGCTGCCATCGATCACCATTATCTGCACTGGCCGCCAGCCGGGGTTGTCATAGGCTTGGCGGATCAGGTCGTAACCCGGCATCGCATCATCGCGGTGTCCGCGAGGCTCTGGCACCACATCCCCGCGCTCGATAATGGCGGCTGTCATCAGGCGGATATGCCACTTCTTCAACGCCTCCAGCACCCGCTCGGCCTGCGCCGATGTGAGCCACTCCGGTCGGCTGATACCGGCGCCGCCGTTGGCGTTGGCGGTCATCCGCTTGATGTAGCTGCCCAGCGCATCGTCTGAGCCATCTCGCACGAAGCCGTCATTGTACATGGTGATCCAGATGGCGCGCACCTTGCGTACCTCCGGCGCCTGCACCTTGGCTGCACTGGGCGGGGAGCGGCGCCCAGCAACCTGGGCGCCCCCTTTGACCTTGAACCCCAGCCCCTTCATGGCGATGATGACGGCATCGAGTTTGGCCGCGCTCAGGCCCTTGGCAGAGCGGGCGCCGGTCACGGACTCCAGCAGGCAGCGGTAATCCTCCTCATCCAGCCCCAGTTCGCGGCGACCGACTTGCACAATCTTGAGCAAGCGCTTGGCATCAGGCTGCATGGCGACCCCCGTTCATTTTGCACGCCATAACAAACCGCTCAAGATGATCGGGGTCAACCATGCTAATCGGAATGAAACTCAGCGGACTGTTCAGCTTTGGTCTTTTGCCTGGGCTCTGATGCTCGCAGATGATCAGATCTTCGCGAGCGAGTTCGAATCCGGCACTTTTCAAGTCTGCTATCAGCTCGCGCAGCTGGGCGCGTCTTGAGGTGGCACGGAACTGATTGGCCTCACCATAGATCAGCGCGCAAACCTTATCGATATGCAGACCATGATGGTGGGTGGCCAGAATTTCACAGAGCTTGTGATAGCGGCGCATCATCAGCAGGGTGATCGGGCTGGCCTGCTCGATTTCACCACGCGCCCGCAGCTCAGCCAGCGCGCCAGAGATGTACTGATTGTTATAGCCCAGTTCATCTGCCAGCTCTTTGCCGGTCATGTGCTGCCACAGCGGCACAGCCAGGATTTCACTCTTCATGCTGGCCAAGCGGGATTCAGTCATTTTGCAGCGAGATTTAATGTTCATTGTCTTCGTCCTCATCGTCCGCCGTGGCGGTCACAATCACTTTACGGCTCTTTGGTGGCTGGCCTTCACGCCAGCGCGGTACCGTTTTGTCTAACCAGCCGATGGCGATGCCATCGGCCTGTTCATCCAGCTCATGCAGCTCGCTCTTGCTCATGCCCTTGTGGCGGCGCTTTGCGTAGCACTGCATGTTGGCTTTTACGTAGTTCACCATCCTGCGCTGGTAGCGGGTCAGGGCCATGGCGTTTTCTCCTTCTTCGTTCCCGCCCGACCTCTTGCTCGCAGGCCTTGCAGTAGTGCTGTAGTCCGTCTAGTGACTTTTCACTTTTCCATTCAGACCAGAAGGTCGTATCTTGCGGCCAATACTCACCGCATCGATTGCATAGCTTTTCCAGCCCCATTTCTGGATCGATTCTGGCTTTTCCGCTCTCTAGCCTCTTTTCAAGAAGACCAGGTTTCATTGGAGGAGTGTATTCACCGTGCATACGGCCCCCTTGCCATCCATCCGCTGCAGGCGTTCTGCCTCCAGCTCTGCCAGCAGTTGCTCGGCGCCGCGCAGGGCATCACCGGCAAGATCATGTGCGCGGTACTTTCTGGCGCCCCGCGACAGGGCGATAAAGCGGCGCTGCAGCACCAGCTTCTCTTTCCAATTCAGCGCTATGGTCATCTCGCCATAGAGCCGGTTTAACAGGTTGTTCAGCACTTCTCGGGTCATAGCGTCCTCTCTGTTTTCAGGAGTGGGTTATGACCGGGCCCGGTCGGCTGCTCATCAGTGCCCAGCCACCACGCTGGGCAGACCATACCGAGCACCAGCTCGGCATGGTTTCGCTTACTTGTTCAGGCGTTTGCGCGCCTTATTGACGATGGTGGTCAGCATGGCCAACCGCGATTTGTGGTTCTCTTGTTCGCCCTGGTCGTTAATAAAGTCGATGGCGAGCTGGGCTTCTTGCTGCGCCTGCTCGGGGTTGTGCTCCATGATGCAATCGAAGGTAGATTTGGCATCTGTAACGCTGGTATTCAGCAGGTTGATGACGCGTTCCATGACGTGATCCTATGCGTGTTTGACGAAGTGGACGGTGCCGACAATCAGCACGGCCCATACCAATCCCCACATCACGGCGAGGACGCGAAAGGTGCGGCGGCTGATTTTCATGCGGCCACCTCTTTCAGTTCGCTGACCAGCTCCAGCCCCTCGATCTTCTTGAACTGGCGCACCAGTGCGGTGCTGCTGCCGAAGTACGGGACAAGGTAGGTCCAGCCTTTTTTTTCTGGTTCTTCGCCAAACATCTCTTTCATGCGTTTGGCACCAAGGCGGCGTTTATGCTTGGCCATGGTTTCAAGCTCTTTCTTGCTATACATGGCTTTGAACTTGTGGAAGAAAACCTGCTTTGCCACCTTGTTCATAAAGTCGTCAGCTGGGTCAATGTTGCTGACCTGCGTAAACCATTTGCCTTCAATCACGCCATCGACATACACACCCAGCACCGTGGTGCTTTCACTCTTGCGGCAGCGGCGGATAGTGATTTCATGTCCATGCAGCCTGAAATTCATTGTCACCCATTGGCTCTTCAGCTCGGCCGCGATGGCCTGCCATTGCTCTTTGCTGATAGCCATCACGCAGCCCTCTTGCCAAAGCGGTGGATGCAGGTCAGGCAGAACGCGGCGCGCTGGCGGGCATACTCCACGTTGAGCTGGTTCTTGGCGGCCTTGGCGGCGGGCTTCCACATCTCCAGCGCGGCGGCATAACGCTCTTCACGCTCCAGCTGGGCGGCCTGGGTGGCCAGTGCCAGATAACCGTTCGGATTCTTTGCGACTTGGTGGGCGATCTCGTCGCCCTTCAACACTGCATTAGCCATGGTGTAACTCCTGTTCAAATCTCGTTTGTTGCTTGTCGTACACGGTGACGATGGAGCCGTTCTTCAAGATGAAATAGGCATCGTCACATTCAAGGATCCGGCGCGGGCTCCATCCCGCCTCGCGCTGCCGGATCCGCCGCAGCTGGCGTTTGCTTGGGCGCCAAGCCCGTGACAGGGCGCCCAGCATCTCCAGTTCGCTGCGGCCGGTACGTTGCACCCAGCGCTCGATGGCGTGGCGGGTGACGTACAGCGGGCCATAGCGGGTTTCAAACTCCATCGTCTATCCCGACAAGCCCAAGGCCTTCGGTCATGATGGCCAACTCTGCTTCGGTGACGGGCCACTCGGTCGGGTTATATGGCGGGTTATCGAGCAGCCCGCACATCCAGCCCAGGGCGTCGCGCACACCTTGCTCATAGGTGCCATCTTCAAACTCGGTGCCCTGGTCTTCACTCTGGTCTGCCAGCAGTTGGGCCAGCGCCAACTGCTTGATCACTTCGGGGGTCAGGTTCAACACGGCGCACCTCACAGCTTTGCCCAGTCGAGGTTGATCGCCACGTACTTGCCAGACGGCTCGCGCTGGTAGAGGCGGATGTATTCTTTCTTGCTGACGGTGGTGATGGCGTCGGCGATGGCATCCATAGCGGCCTTCCACTCGTCATCTTCGATAGCCAGATTGCGCAGGCTCAGTACCTGGTTGACATCGATACGGCCCTGTTTGTTGACGCGAAAAGCGTGGTCAACCATGGCCACCAGATTGGCGCTTGCCCCCTCTGACCAGCGTTCGATGCAGGCGTCGATTTGCGCCTTGGCAGCCTGGATCCGTTCATCAAAAATCCGGTGCTCGCCGATGGCCCGCTCGACTTTCATTGAGCCGTCATAGCTGGTCAGTGTGATGTTGCCCTTGGCACCGCCGTAGGTGACGCCGTATTCCTGGGCGCTGAGGTCCAGATAGTCTTCCAGCTCCCGCTGCATCTGCACCTTGGCAGCGGCCATTTGCAGCTGCAGGGCTTGTGCCGCAGCGACTTGCTTGCGCACCACGCCATCACGGATCAGGTCAATGGTCTTGATCAGGCTTTCTGGTACCAGGTGGCCCTGGGCATTGCGGTGCAAGGTGTCGGTTTGGTTGGTCATTGCTGTGGTCCCTTATTGAATCGTTACTGCTGGTTGCACTGACATGCACATGGATTTGTCGGCGATGGCGGCTTCCAAAAAACCAGTCGTGACCTCATCGCCAGACAGAGTCCTCATCATTCCAATCAACATCGTCAGTTGAAGCTGAGTTGCTATGGCGAGGTCTTGACGGTCCTTGACAGACAGCAAACGCCGCATGTTCTGGTCGAGTACATCCATCACTTCATCAGATGGCTTAATGGTCATAATTCGCTCCTAAGCGGGGAAACCGGCGGCACGGTGGTGCAGGTACTCGACGGCGGTCATGTTGCCTGTCAGCTCGAAGGCGTCTTGCTCTGGCTCGTCGTGCCAGTGCACGATGCAGCCACCGAGGCGAGCGACGTAGGCACGGCGGCGCAGGCCATCTACCCTCTCGGCGATCTCGATGGCATCGCGCTGCAGCTCGGGGCTGGGGTAGGCAATCTCGATCATGGGGCGTACCTGGGCGGCCTTGACGGCCAGCACTTGGCAGCCACTCTTGCGCAGGGTGGCGATGACACGCTGGGCAATCACGCCGATGCTGTTGGTGCGAATGTTCATGCTTGCTCTCCTTGTGAATCACTGTTCAGCGGCGCCCAGAACAGGTGCAGCTGGTCTTCGTCGTAGGCTTGCGCAAAGCCTTTCTCCAGGCCTTTCTCGCTCTGGATCACCACCTCGCCATCACTGCGGCTCACCTCGCGGCCTTTGATGCCGCTCAGCAGGTGGATGTGGGTCCAGTTCTGGTCGGTTGTGACGCCGTAGAAGGTCGTCGGTTGGGGTTTGGCGTTCATCACACGCTCTCCATGTGGTGCTTCACGCGGCAGTTGAACTTGATGAGCGCGTCATAGGCCGCGTTCATGTCTGCTGCTTCTGGAATGCCCGGCACCAGCAAGGTTTTGTTGTCATAGGCATGGCGAGCCAGTACCCCAACGTTCTCCTTGAGGCGCTCTACCTCGGCAGGCTCTGCGCCGACGACGCAGTAGATGGGCAGGGCATCGTCAGGGGTCTCATCACCGAACCCGATCTGGCCGTTGGCATAGGCAAAACTGTGAAAGTTCTTCATGGCTTACTCCCCCTCCAGCTCGTTGTAGGCGTGGCGCAAGATGGCCTCGGTCAGCGGCTCGCCGCCTGAGTACATCACCGCGAGTTTCAGATTCTTGCTGACCAGTCGCAGGGCACCTGGGCGCTCACTGATCCGCAGCAACAGATCCCGCTCGGCCGCGCCGTCGATGTTCCAGGCATCCGCCACGGCCATCACGTCGGCTTTCTTGGCCTTGGTGAGGGCGCGCTTCTTGGCCACGCGGGAATAAAGGCGGGCGAAGTCCTCGGAGCGCTGGCCGCCAGTCAGTTGGGTGTAAACCCGGGAGTTGCCGACCAGCACCATGCCGACCTCGACCTCTTCCACCAGGATGCGCAGCTCTTCGAGGGTGGCGCGGTCGAGGTGGTCGGCTTCGTCTACCACGATCAGGCCTTTGGTGTTGAGCAGGCGGCGGCGCAGGGCGCGGGCCAGCGGGCCACGCAGGCGGGGGGCGTTCTCCATCCCTAACTCCATCGCCAGCTCATACATGCACTCGGTCATGGTGGCGCGGCTCGGGCTGGTAGTGATGACCCAGACGTTGTTGTTGTTGCGCTGGAACTCGCGCAGGGCGGTCGTTTTGCCCACGCCAGACGAGCCGTGAATGATGACGATGCTCTGAGTGGTCAGCGCATAGGTCATGTCTGCGCGGATCTGCTTGGCGGTTTCAGTCAGCACAAAGCCGGGGTCGCGGGGGGCATCGGCTCGCTGGTCGCGGGCGGTCAGCCAGTTGGCCAGCTTCTGCACCATGGCGGTGGAGTCGGCTTTGTAGTTGCCGTTCAGCAACTGGTTGATGGTGGTCGGGGATACCCCCACCTCTTTGGCGATCTGCGCCTGGGTAACCTTGCTCTGTTTCAGCAGGGCATTGACCCGGTCCAGTACATCCTGGCTGTTGCCGTTTTGGTCCAAAGTGACTACGTTTGTCATGTCAAGTAACTCCCTTATCGCGGCCCACAAGGCCGCTTTTTTTGTGGTTTAAAGGCCGGTTAAATCCGGTTTTTCTGTTTTTCAGCCATGGCTTCGGTGGCTGCTTGAAAGCGGGCCTCGAAGTCGATGACGGGTTCGGGTTGACTGCTGGGTGTGGGGGCAACATGGGCCACCGGTTGCACGGCCAGCGCGGCATTGCCGTGGCTGATCGGGCGCACCATTTCCACTACCTTGGTTTCGGGTGCTTCTTCGTCTGTGATGCTGGGCAGCAGGGCGGCAGCTTCGAGGGCTGACATGCCTTGCTTGGCCAGCGCGGCGGCCTTGTTCGATTTGACGAACTGGGTGCGCTTGCGCTTGTGCTCGCGGGCTTGCTGGGTATCGCCGAACGCGACTTTCTCCAGGCACTCCGCATCGCAGATATGCAGGCCGTTGAGGGTGGTGACGACCACCGCCTCGTGCAGGCGCTGCGGGTCGAACCGAGCCACCACCTTCTGCCCGACGTACTCGGCCAGATCGGCGTGAAAGTAACGGTTGCTGCGATTGGCGATGGCGCCGCCCGATTCCAGGGTGATGGTGCCGTGCTGGCTGACGCGGCAGGCCTCTGACTGCAACAGCATCATGGTGAGCTGTTCAGCGCTGGCCTTGCGGATCGTCGCTTGGCGGTAGCTCTGTTCGAATGCTTGGTCAAAGCTCATCACCCCACGGCAGGCCTCGGTCTGGCGCCCTACCTTGGCGTTGTACATGGCGACCCCTTCGGCCACGATGCGCAGAAACTCGGCTGCATCCGCCGCCCGTTCACCATAATTGTCGGGCTTGGCCATGGGGTTGGAGCCGGTGTAGCAGCCTCGCAAAGCAATGTGTTTGTCGATGTATTCCTCAAGCCCGCCATTACCAAAGGCGCGTTCGATCGGCTTGGCTTGACCGTGGCCCTTGCCCAGCAGCACGCTGGACCAGTGCAGCTTGATGCCAAGCATGGGGATCATGCCGAGCGGATCATCTGGCTTGACCTTGAAGCGGTAGCGGTTTGGCACGCCCCCGGTCATCCATTTGTTGGCAGCGGCGCGGGTGTTATCGATGGTGATCTCACGCGGGATGCCGTATTTGCTGCACACGTCCATCAGAGACAGGCGGATGCTGTCAGTGTTCTCACTGATATCAGTGCGCCAGCCCACGATCTTGCGGCTGTAGATGTCCTGCCAGAACCATGTTTTCGGGCGCAGTACTTCACCGTTGAACCACTTCACGAAGACGTTGTGCAGGTAGCCGTCGCCGTTGATCCACTCCATGGCGTCCAGGTCTTCGATGGTGCGTTCTTGCGGCGGGTAGAGCTGCATCATGGCGTGCTCACCTTGGCGCAGCATGACTTGCTGGGCGTGGGGCACTTCCAGATCCAGCCGGCGCATCAGGCTATCCAGGCTTGGGTACGTCCAGCCGTGTTCCTTGGCTGCGACCTTGAGCCGTTCGTAGCAGCTGGCCGCGTTTGGCTGCTCACTGCGCAGATAATCGACTTTGAAGAAATCCCAGGCTTGATCGCTGACGGCGGCCAGACGAACGGCGCGGCCTTCGGTGGCGGCTTGCTGCTGCTTGGGCACCAGCACGGCCAGCCAGTCGCTATCGTCAAAGCCTTTGACCATGGCGCAGTAGCGGCGCAGGGTCGGCAGGGCGATGTCGAACTCGTCGGATATGTGCTGGTAGGCCTGCATCAGGGTGCTGCCGCTGGCAACCAGGGCATGCACCGCCTTGACGGCAGCCGCACGGGCCATGGCTTTGGCGTGCGCCTTTTCGTTGGCCTTCTTCCAGTTGGCCCACAGCTGATCTTTGCAGTAGCGCGGCGCCTGTGGCTTGGGCAGATCCAGCGTCATACCGCCGACCTTGACCTTGCCAGCCTTGCGCAGCAGGGCGGCTTGGACGGTGGGGGGAAGGCTTGATACTGCAAACTCCAGTGCCTTGCCTCTCACCCCTTCTTTGCGGCGGCTGACCCAGCCTTCACGCTTGGCCATCTTGTGAACGCCCATCACGGACGATGGAAGACCTGCAAGGCCGAGTACGTCGTTAATCGAGAACCATTCCATGACAGCCTCCCTCAGACCGCTTCTTGCATTTCTGGGTAGCGGGAAGGCCAAATATCAGCAGGCTTGGCATCCAGAGCTTCAGCAATGATCCGCTCGCCTTTCGGCCAAGGGCGGGAAAACGCGTTGTAAAGGGTTCCGCTATCAAGCCCGTTCTCACGGGACAGGCGAGCCATGTTGGTCCCCCTCTTTTTCAGCGCCGAAATCACATCAGCCCTATGCCAATCTTTATTTTCCATTTCATTAACCTCACTTCTGGCTTAGGATTCTTACCGGTTCTGATAACCGTTTCTGATTACTAGTTTATTGATAAACTAATCTGCCGCAAGTGGTTTATATCTAAAATCATCACGATTACGCATAAGGCATTGATTGGTATAGAAATAAACTTTCATTAGTTTAGATAAACTGAGTTTATGTGAGGAGAGTTTGTGATAAACCAATGGATGTCAGCAAAAGAGATCGCTGCACTTCCTGGAATGCCCAGCACGATCCAGGGCGTACACAAGAAGGCGAGGCGTGATGGATGGCAGCAGCGCAAGCAGGCTGGTGTAAAAGGCCCCGGTGTTGAGTACCTGGTGGAAGTCAGCAGCGAGCAAATCTCTCAGCAAGAGCAGAGCGAGCGAGTTGAAGAGCCAGAGGCGGTTTATCTAAACCAGTTTATGGAAGAGTTTGCACTGATCCCTGGCTATCGGGTGCAGGTATCAGCAGGTCATGGCGCGCTAGCCCAAGTAGATGAGGCGCCATGCCGCCACCTGGCGTTCCGCCGCAAGTGGCTTAAGTGGCGCGGCTTTGCTGAGAAGGAGCTGGCGATTGTCTGGAGCAAAGGCGACAGCATGGAGCCCACAATCAGCAACAACGACACCCTGGTCGTGCACCTTGGCAGAACGCGCCCGGTTGATGGCCACATCTACGTGGTGCGCAATGATGACCAGCTATGGGTCAAGCGCCTGCAGGTGCTGCCGAGCGCCTGGCTGCTGCTGAGCGACAACAAGCACTATCAGCCGATAGAGGTACCGAAGGACGAGCAGCACACCTTCGAAGTGATTGGGCAGGTCGTCCATATCTCCCACGACGTAGGAGAGTGATGAAGCAGATTTAAAGCCGGTTTAAACGCCGCTTGCCGAAATCGCCATTGATCAATTCAATCGCGATTTTCCGCCGCTTTTGGATCCATTGATCATTTTGTGGATCAGCACCAACGAAAACGGCCTGCAGAGTTTCGATTGCTCTACAGGCCGCGCAGCTTCTGGTTTTCCGATCCCACTCATTCCCTCAAGATCCCACTTATTCCCTAACCATTCCCAGTGATCAATCCACTAGAGCCTATACAACCAGATCGGGTTGCTCGGCTTCGATTCTGGCAAGTGCCATGTCGCCTCTGGGCTCCAGCAGCACCTCTATGTCGTGGCGGGCAAGCCAGCTGCTGATGAGCTGGCCTATTTCGGGATCATCTTCAACAAAAAGAATGCGTTGCATAGTGGCGTGACACCCAGGCTGTGGTGCGGATGCGCGTGCCGCCAGCATAATGGCTCCCGGCCCGGCGTGCACAGGGATAACTAATCAAACAGGGCCCGCAGGCCCTGTTGTCATGCTGGTCGTGGAGACCCGCCGAATCAGCCTGCCTTGCGCTTCAAGTAGACCCCGGCTTCCATGTGATGAGTCCAGGGGAACTGGTCAAACAGGGCGAGGCGGGCGATCTCGTG